TTATGACAACAAATGTAACACTACCAGAAGCAGATACAGTAATTGATGCCTTAGCGTCGGATCCTTGTCCACCTAGCAAAGCAATGTCATTATATGTTCCCTGAGTATAATCTTCACCACCATTGAGAATATCGATTCTTCCGATTCCACTATCGCTGAGAACCGTTGCAGGAACTGGGATGTCAAACTTAATTTTTTGATAGATTCTGCTTCTTACATAATATGTTGATGTTGTTAGAGAATCATCTGGGTTGACTGCGACATCAATCATGTCACCAACACCCACACCATGGTCAGCGTCTGTCTTCAGGATAGCAACATTGTTGTTAATATTGAAAATGATCAGATCTTCACTGAGAGATGAGATAGAGAACAGTTCAGCACCTGTAGTGTCTAGCAGATTAGAACTTCTGATAAAATATCCATCAATTGTGCTGAATGCGCCAGATAGAAGTTTTACCTTAACACTGTTCTTAGAAGTTGTTGCTTCTAGGACTTCACCTTCAGCAATTACAGAGGTTAGACCGTCAGTCAGGAACAGAGTAGCACCAAGAGAGTACGATGCATCTTGATCAAGAATCAAGTTTAGTACAGTTGTACTAGAAGACAGTGTATCACCATTAGAGAATGTGCCAGATACATTTCTCAGTGCAAACTTGGTTCCAGAGAACACATCTCCAACCAACTCACCAGTAGCACCAGTGACATCTTGAGTGATAGTGTCGCCGTCGAACAAATATGCTGTTGTAGACAGATCAATCAATAATGCCTTAGTATCTTGAGATTCAATGGAAAGAACATTCTGTCCTTTTACAGAAGATACCTCTGCTGTTGCAGCAGAACCACCAGTTGATTGATTGTCAATGACAACTTCGGAACCAACGCTGAATGTTCTGGTACTGCGTACCGTGGTTGCACCACTGACTACACCTCTAGTGATTTCATCAATAACAGCAATAGAAAGATCTCCATTATTATCGATATCTGCTGTTCTTAGTCTAGTTGCAGTCTTGGGAATATCAGCGTGCGTTAAAACTTGCTCGTAGTTAGAATCTCTAGGGGAACCGTAGTAGTTGTCACCTAGGATATATGGGAATGCAGGATCACCATTGGAATCAACAGTGATAAAATACGCATATGTACCGTTTGGATAGTCTGGAGTGATGCAGAACCTACCGTTGTTCTGATCTAGACTTCCACTCTTATGAACATAGGTATAATCTTCAAAGAAGGTTCCCAGAGGATATGCAGATACAAGAGGTCCATTAGGTCTGGTGATATTTCTAGTATAACTAGATGTCATTCTAACAATAGCACCAGAAGGATCTAGTGGATTGCTATGACCATATGCTCCATAGATTGGATAACCATCATATGCAAATCCCAAAATAGTGGAGTGATTAGTGCCAGTGTCACCAGATCTTAGTTCTGTTGGAGATGCATAATAAGCATATCCATATCCCTTGGAGATATCTTTGTTTTGGATTCTATATCCATTATTGGAGTCTAAATCAGACTCATACTTTTTAAATCTGTTATATGTCCAAGATCTTACTGTAGACTGAGCAACAGCACCAGATCCAACAGCAATTACATCAATACGGATGTTTTCAATAGAATATCCACTACCAGTGTTGACCTGAACAAAATCAACCAGTTGACCAGCAGGAGAAACAACTGCTGTGTATTCAGCGAATCTTCCTTTACCTGCTAGATCTAAGATTCTGATAACAGGTGGGGAAGAGTAGAACTCACCTGGATTGCTAACTACCAGACTTGTAATTCTACCGTTAGTAATAATAGGTGTAACTTCAGCGTTTCTTCCAGAAACAATCTCTACATCTGGATTTGTGTTGTAGTTACCAGGAGTGTCAATAACAATAGACTCAACTACCTGACCTGCCATTTTTGCTCTAGCAAGTCCTGATACACCGTCAACTAGAACAAATGGTTCTCTAGCATATCCAGAACCTCTGTTCAGAACAGTGATCTGCTGTAGCGGACCATTGTAAATCTTTTCCGTGTCTTTCGCACTCAATGCGACTATACCATTGAGGAAGACACCAACATCTCTGTTATTTGTCTTGTAAATCTCAGTAGTCACATTTGAGACTTTTGGCAAGATTTTGAGTTGTCTCTGATCTTGCGTTGCAATACCTAGGTTAAATGGGTGTCCTGGGAAACCAGACGATGCAATATAATAGTCCGTATCATCCTCAAAGATTGCGGAGACTTCAGCATTCAAGTCTGGATATCCACTAACCTTAGAGTTTGACAACTGCCATCTTAGATTGTTTTGGGAATCTACAATCTTTGAATCAGTGGTTACAAATCCTGGTTTAGAAATTTCTACTTTCTCACCAGCAACTGCGTATGGTTGACCATCTTCTACATCTGCAGAATACAGAACACCCAAGATTAAGATAGAATCAGAACCAACGGTTACTTCTGCTGTATCGTATACAAGGTCACCTGCAGTGTAAGTAGCACTTCCAGATCTGTCCTTGATCGTGAATTGGTTAACATTCTTCTCTTCAAAAGTAAATACTTCATTGCTAATGTAAAACTTACCAGTCTCACCCCAACCTAAGGTTGAGAATACATTGACTACAGTTGCGTTTGTTGGGATGTCTTCTGTTAGTTTTGTCTTTGATGAGATTGCAAAACTGCCATTGACAGTCTCTTCAGCAAGAATGAACTCATAGAGGTCAATACCATCAAATGTTCCTGTAAACAAAACATTGTCAATGGTTGCAGAAGCATAGTTGCCTTCTACATTTTGTACAATAGTCTTACCAATAAAAGACTCTGGATTGCCAGAAAGAACTTTTACTTTGAGTGAATAGTTATTGACCCAGGTAGATTCCGAAGACTTTAAAGTGTAGTCTCTAGGATACAGTACACTTGGTTCTGTTGCGTTAGGAATCAGACAGGTAAACAGAAACTTGATAGAGTTGCTGGTTCCCTTAGACCTGTAGAAGTCTGTAATATTCTTAATTAGTGTTCTTTCGTCTACATCACTATTCAAGAAAGAGACTGGAAAGTCTGGCAGATACTGCGCTTCAAAACTTTTTACCAGTGCAAACAGGAATAGGTTGCTGATGTTGACGACAGTAGATCCATTGGGATGATCTGCTGCTTGTGTTGTGACGAATGTAGACTCGCTGTACAGATCGCCAAGCGTAGTGTTACCACTAACGCCTCTACTTACTTCTAAAAACTTTGTATTTGTTCTAGACTTGTAAAAACAAATCTCATCATTTACAGAAAGGTATCCACTCTCTGGGAACGCAGTTGCATCAACAACAGTAATCTCTGTGTCGGTGTCTTGTGCAAACTCAGCAAGTTTCGTCTCTTGCTTTAGGATGCCTTTCTCATAAAAATCAATATTGCGATATGCAGCAATGTTTGTTGCAATATCTAGAGGTTGCCCTTGAATTTCAAGCTGCTCATAATACTTCTGTATAAACTTACTAAAAAGTTCATACTCATCGCTGATAAAAGATGGAAGCTGACTCTCTACTAGTAGAGAGATTTTATTAGCAGTCTTAGGCATCTACTACTCTTTATATGCAACGAATTTACTCTTAGCTACATCCACATCCAAATATGCTTCTCTGAGAACAGAGATATCATTGGACGCTGGTTTTACACGCAACTCAATGCGATTGTCAGAAAAACTACCCTGAATAATTGTCAAATCGTATAGTTTGATTTCACCTTTAGCGTAATCAATATCACCTAGAGAATCGTTCAGGACGATTTTATCACCAGTTAGTGCATCTAGTCTATATAGGACAATTTTGCCATCCCTATCTTCCAAATACACAGTGTTTCTAGGATATTCAAGTGTAAGGAAACCTGTTGAAGTGACAATAGATGTGTCACACTCAGACTTGAATTCATTCTGATAACAAATCTCATAATATGAAGTAGAATTCAACTGTGCGTAAAAATCCTTTCTAAGTGTAACAGAAGTCAGGTTAGACTTGATCGCTCTGTCTGCATCATCGATTACACTAGTAAACTTGGAGAACCTAAACTTACCGTTGAACTTCTCTGTCTGAGATGTCTTTAGATACTCAGTGATACCACTAGCAACCTTGCTGGCAACATCTCTAGCAAGTAGATTTGTCTGTGTACCATCGTAATAGATCTTACTGTCTAGTTCGACATGTAGGATTGATGGGTTGACTACTACAGGTCTGACAGAACCTACGGAATACTTCTTAAGTTCAGTCTCAATCTGTTTCTTTGTAAAATTCGACAGGAATGACGCATCCGATGGTTTGATTGCAATGAAGACTTTGCCATACTCGGGTGGAACCTGATTCTCTCCACCAAAGACAATGACATCACTGACAGCAGGATATACATTCCTAGCAATCACTTCATAGTCACTAGATGTAACTGCCCTGTTCTGCGATGCAAAGAACTTAGGTGCCATGTACTTGATCTTTTCGATCGTCTCAATATCCTCACCACCAGATGCCTTGCTGTTGGTAATAATATTGGTAACTGCAAATGGTAGAGCAGTAGGACCAGTCTGATCTTCAATGACACCACTGAAGGAGAATGTTTTTGCACCGTTTGCTGCTATACCAGATGTCTTGACATACATCAATTCAACAACTTCACCGTCCTCTAGTTTACGACCTAGAACACCATCACCAAAAACAACCTCATAACGCTCGTCCTCAATCTCACTGACAAAGTATCCCTTCGTTGTAGCACTGATAGATGGATCTAGGATGTTATCAACGCGCTGATATTCGTCGTTAACGCTTGTGTTGTTCGATTGATAGACCTTGACCTTAAGTGTGCTTAGATCAACGCTAGGATTGTCAATGAAGAACTTCTGAGAGGTCTGTGTGGTGTCTACAACCGTTCTTGTCTTGACATAGGTGCCTTCTACTACATCAACCTCACTAAACGATGCTACACCGTTGTTAACCTCGGATCTGGTGTCTTCCTGAACAACAAACTGATATACAGTGTCATCGTAGTTCGTGATGAACCCAGTACCTGCTTTTAGATACACAAACTCAGGTGGAGTTACTGCTGATCCAAAGTCAACATTGAAACTAAGTGCTGCCCTAGGAGAAGTGATTGACTTAGGAGTGTAACCGAGTTGCTTCGCAAGTGCTACTACATTGTCTCTCAAAGTAGCAGAGTCGATAAACAACTCATTCACCACCATGTTGGTGTTAAATGCTGTATAGTATGTGTTATACGCTAACACATCAAGTAGATTACTGAGTGCCGACCCTTCAAAGTCATAATCGGTAAATTCCGACTGTGCCCTCATGTACTCTCTGAGCGCAGTCTTAATTTGATCGAACTCTAAGTTGTTTAACTGAGTATAAGGCATTATCGTGTACGCTCTAAGAACAATTCTACTGCTAATGGTGCAATTTCAGTTCCTACAACCTCAAATGATAGACTTACTTCATAACCATTCTCATCAGAGTTTGGAGTTGTAGAGATATCAATAATATCAATCCTTGGTTCGTATCTTTCAAGTGTATCACGCACAGATGCATTGATTAGTGCTGCTGTTGCGGAATCTAATGGTTCAAACAAAAAGGAGCGCAATCCCGAACCCAATTCGGGTTGGAATAGACGCTCCCCAGGATCAGTTAGTAATAACGATACAATAGCTTGTTTAATTGCAGCCTGATCCTTAGTAACAACTAAATCGTCTGTTACTGGATGCTTCCTAAACCCAAGATTCAAATCCTTAAAGGATTGCTTTAGAGTCTTTGCCACAATATAAGTAGAAGTTTACTACTTATTTATTCACTCAGACCAGCGTTCTACAAAGTCATCAAACCCTCCAGCACCCCCACAGGGGCGCTCGGTGCGGTCCTCTGGCAAAGGATATAGTTCTTCCTTCCTTTTGTTTCGATTACGCTTTGCTGCCAGTTCCAAATACTTGTCAGCATCTGTCTCTGTAATTAAGGTCATCCCTTCATCAATGAAATTTTGACCTTTATCAACTGGTGAATTACCCATTGATTTTCCTCTATACAAAATACTTCGGAGATTTCGGCGTTCCGCGCTCTAGAGAACTATTTACCCTGACCACGATAACGCTTGCGTGCTTTGTTACGACTCGTAGACGCATACTTGGTATTCTGTCCACATCCTTGACGAGTCCTTTTCGGCTTTGCTTCAATAATCTTCTTACCACTCAGACCAACTTTTGCTCGTGCCATAGTTATGTTTTAGAACCGATAATGATTGTAGGATATACAGTCGCTCCTGTCAAGGGTCTAGGATTGGGTTCGCCCTCTGCGGCGCGAATCGCATCACCACTGACAGGAACTAACTTACCCTCAAAGTATACACCCCTTAACGCTGAATTGACAACCCCTTCGACTCCTAATCTAACCAAAGGTGGGGGTGGTGGAATCCTGCCCCATGTGCCTGGTGCAGGACTAGGAGGACTGTTAGGGTCTACAATGTTGATTGGGACACCTTCAGGACTCTCCTCGGTGGCACCTGTGCGTATTGTGAGCAAAGGTGTCGGGTAGTTCGTAGGACCTTGGATGGGTTGTGCTGCCCACACCAGATCGGGTTTGTCTGGTAGTCCAACAGATACACTGTCGATTGCAGCACCATCTACAATACCACCTGGAAAGACTGTCATTAATTTACATACTTACCCATAATATGTATCTTCTGATGTAACTGATCTAATGCCTCAGCCAGCGTCAGGTAGTTCTGGGAGCGGGGGGGTTTGTACATCAATTGGGGGGTTTCTAAACTCGCCACCCTCTTCTCCAAGGTCTCTAATCTCTCTGACAGCTGTTGGAGTAACTCGCTGCACTGTTGCATCGTCAATGGGTTTTCTTGAGTCATTATCTTGTCCTGTGAATCGTTGTGCTGCAGCTGCTTCAAATTGATCGCAGAATGCATCGAAGTTATTCAATATATTGTCGTATAGGTTGTCTCTGGTCATAGTCCCATGATTTTACCGAATGTTGAATGTTTTCCCCGACCTGGAAGGTCATTCAGTGGATCGTTGGCAGGATCTGCCTTGAACCTCAGATCCATTTCCAGTGTTTGGAATTTTTTCTCAAGGGCGTCAATACGCTCGTTGATCTTTCTGAGGGCGTATGTAATTTCGGAATCCATAATAAACTTTTTGGGGCGAATTTTTGCTGGGAAATTTTTTTGGGTTTCATGGTTTTAAAAAAACCATTTCAAAAATATTTATCGGTCGTCTGGATACTTTTGTAGGTTAGGAAGGACCCAAACTTTTCGCTCGGCGCACCGCATATACAATAAGGGGGGCAATTTAACTGCCCCCTGTATACTAACTGTCAGACGCTAACTGTTAGTTGCTTTGCTATTTGTTTGCCAACGAAGTCACGAACTTGATATGGGATAGTGATTTGCTTTGTGTGTGATGTATGTCGATAAATCATATGTTTGCTGCCTTTCCTTTGTAATACCCAACCCTGTGCCTTTGCTAGTTTTGTGAGTTGCTTTGATGTCATGATGTAGATGTAATGAATGTCACCACACATAGCGGCGGGGCATATGATAATTGACCCACTGTCCGATAGACCTATCACCTGCAATCAGCAGTGCTAGGATATCACGCTTGCGTGCTTTGAAAGTATACTCTGTGAGGCAACCTTTGAACCAACGCACAGCGACGCTGCCTGTGAGTGGGTTGACCTTGAGAGTCCACACAGAGGTGGATGCGTTGCAGTCGATGTTCAGCATGATGGGGTTGTGTGGTTGGTGGTATTATAGCATGGGGGGGCGACCCCTCAGAGGTCTGCCATCATCTCGTTCATCTCAGTTGCGTTGATGGCGGGGTCATCCCAACGCACGCCGTCGCCAGTCTCACCGATGAAGCGTCCGATCTGACCCTCAGTCATGCAACGGATGAACTTATCCCATGGGGTCTCGTTCTCAGCGTAGGTCACACATGCCTTTGCTGTGTTGTATAGGAACTCATCGTTGCCGATCCAGAGGGAAGCGTTCCATGTTTCGTAGTTTGCCCAACCGTTGTATGTGGTGGTGGAAGCGGTCATGATCTCGGTTCGTTTGGTATGTGTAAATTCTACAGGGTCAGGCGGCGATGGCAGACCCCATGTGGACGGTTTGCAGATTGACCTCTGCCCAATCGTATTCTTCCTTCAATTGGGCACAGCGGGCATCGGCAGCAGACTTGCAATCCCACAGGGAGCAGTGATCATCAGACTCATAGAAGAATCCAGCGGTGACAACGTAGACTTGCATGGTTCGTTTGTGTGTTGTGTGTATCCTAGTCGGTCTGCCGCTCAATCGCGGTCGCTGATGTGCCAGGTCGTGGATTGGACCATGGGTTCGTTGCCTGCCGCTGCTGCTTGGCGGATGGCATGACGGCGAGCGTTCTCCTGACGGATCTGCTCCATGTATGATGCCATTGCCATCTGACATGCCTTGTCGTTGGCAGCGGTGTCGTTGACGAGGAAAGCGCCGTTGTGTTGTTTGATCATGTGCTTATTATAGGGGGTGATCATGCCGCTTGGGTTGCCATAGTGGACACCTCATCCGCTGTCACACGAACCCAGGCGATCGGGTCACCAGTCGTGAGACGATAGATGATCATATCCTCTCCATACTTTGCCAACCACACAGAGCACAGGCGATAGGCGTGATCAATGTTGGCAGCATAGTCGCATCCGTGTCCATCGAAGTTTCCCCAGTTGGCAGGTTGAACAGCGTACATGGTCTCTCGTGTGTTGTGTGTACTATAGCAGATCAGAAGAGCATATCGGCAATGCCCTGGCAGACATCGCCATACTCGCCAACGACATCACCGAATGAGTCACGGATGCAAGCGTAGGAGTTGGACTCGTCATGCATGGCGAAGCAGATATCCATGGCACGATCCAGATCGGTCGTGGTTTCCATTTCAGAGAGTGCAGGGCACTCGACGGTATAGAGGTTGTTCATGCATCTACAATACACGGTTTCCACCCCTGTGCCTATTTTGTGTGCCACCTTGCCGACTGTCCACTCGCGGCTGACCTGAGTATCATTTAGTGATACTCCAGTTAGTGTTAGTTAGTCTACACCATTTCCTGCTGATATGACATGAATTGCTCCTCTGTAACCTCATCCACACTCTCTTGAATCACCTGATAGATGTAATCAATGTTGCCTACATCATCAAAGATACGTCTAATCAATGCAGGATTTTCTACCTGATGATCATAATCAACCTCACCATTTTCATCCTTTACATGTATATC